ATGTCTACAAAATTGTGGATGGGGTAGATTTTATTACCTCTGCTAATGATGAAGTAGAGAATGGAGAATGGTCAGTAGAATTTTTAGAAGCAAATCCTAAGATAATATTTACAAAATTTGAAGAAGTTCAAGCATTAATTAATTTGCTTACAAAAAGAATTAAATATGATTGATTTACTAAAAAAGTATAAAAATGGTACCTTAACATTAGGTACTTTTAAAAGATGTAAAAGGCTGGTTAAAGACTTAACAAAAAGTCAGTTTGATATAATAGATGACCATATAAGAGCGTATATAACAAAAGGAGGATCCTACCATTTTATACTCTGGCAGTATCTAAAAGGAGATAAAAGATCAGAAGTTTGTAATGTAGCTTTGGTATCAGAAATATTTATTTACAAAGAGATTGGTTTAATAACAGAAGAAGAGATGGAAAGAATGATTAGTCTTTTAGCATCTGATGATGAAGATAACTTTTTTATAGGACTCACTACTTTTGAATATTTCTATAATAATTTAAATGATAAGGCTAAGAAAAACAAAAAGAAGTATCTGATAAAGAATCAGGATGAGATATTTAAAAACATTATGAAGTTAAGAAAAGAAGAAATGGTTTTACACTAAGCTTCTTTGTTATCTAAGTTATTAGAATATTCATCTAAAAGATCTTTACTCAGTTTTTCATTAATGATTGATAGCATAACAATAGAGGCAGCTTCTTTCCATGTTTCATCAACAATTTCTGATAATACATCTAAAGGAGTTGCTGTTTTTAATATTTCACCTGTTCTTATGTGAATATTAGTTCCGGCATCAGGATTTTTAACACTTACAAATGTAAGTCTAGTTATGTGTGCAACATTTAGTCTTTCAAAGTATCTGGAACCATCAGCATCTCTAAATTCAACTCCTATAAACATGAAACTTCTTTTATTATAAATATAATATATTATATGCTAACAGTAAAATTAATTAAGAAAAACGGCAAGCTTGACTATGTTGATAAAAAAGATAAAGTCAAGTATAACTTGTTCTTAGATAAAGTATCTGAAGGAGACACTGTTGAAATATTTTTTAATATTCAGACAGATAAAGCTTCAACAGCTCAAATATCTAAAGTTCATGCATGCATAAGACAGATAGCAAAAGAACTAGGTTATTCTTTTGATGATATGAAGTCTATGATAAAAATGAAGTCAGGTCTAACATTTTTAGATGGAGAAGATAATGTAATTAACAAATCTTTTGCTGAATGTTCTAAAGATGAGATGAGTCTGACTATACAAACTTGTGAAGATATAGCAAGAGATAATGGAATTATTCTTGGGTAGGAGGTACATAACCTTCATCCTCTGGTTCTAAGATTTCTTTTTCTTCATACAGATTAGCCTTCTTAGCATTATTTTCAATATCTGCTAGAAGAATAGTTAATGTATAGAAAGCTCTTTCCCAGTCATTCATGTCTTCATACTTACCTTCCATTACTTGCTTAAGATGCTTTTCTCTTTCATCATCATCTTTAATATGTTGAAACAGATAAAAAAGGGCAGCTTTTGCCATTAGGTAATATGATTTATTTACTTTGATCTCTACAAGAGCATCATCTTTTAACTCTTTAACTTTAATAGCCATGAATAAAACTTTAGATTTAGACGAAATTAAAGAAAAAATATTAGAAAAACTAAAAAGTTCCGGGTGGGATAGAATTTTAAAAGGTTTTATCAAAAGTTCTGAATTTGATACTATCATAAAAGAACTTGTTAAACAATCACGGGATGGTAAAAAATTTACACCAACACTTAAATATATCTTTAGAGCTTTTGAGGAATGTCCTTATGAAGATCTTAAAGTTGTTATGGTTGGTCAGGATCCTTATCCAGGATTTGAAGTTGCTGATGGTATAGCATTCAGCTGCAGCAGAAAAGAATATGAGCAACCTAGCCTTAAATATATGCTAGATGCTATTGACAGAACAGTTTATGATAACAAAAAGATTGTTGATAGAAATCTAGATTTAAAAAGATGGAGTAACCAAGGTATGTTAATGCTTAACACAGCTTTAACAACTAATATTGGTAAAATTGGTCAACATTACTTAATTTGGAAACCCTTTATTGCTTATTTATTTGATTGGCTTACTTGGCATAACAATGGACTTGTGTATATTTATTTAGGTGCAGAAGCTAAGAAATGGTCAGATGTGGTAAATGACAATAATTATAAACTGTATGCTTCTCATCCTGCTAGTGCTGCTTATAGCAAAAGTGCTGAATGGGATTGCGGAGATGTGTTTGTAAAGACTACACAAATTGTGAAAGAAAATTATAATCACGAAATAGAATGGTAGATATATTTAATAAGCTCATAAAAGCTGGCTTAACTCCTAATACATTTTATGTATTGTACTGCATTAAGAATAAAACAAAACCAGCTGATTTTGTATCTCTTGAGTTAGAAAAACACAGACTTGTAGAGAATGAATGGATAACAAAAGATTTTAAATTATCAGATAAAAGTGTTATCTTTATCCAAGAAATAGATTCCTATTTCAGAAAGAAAAAGAAAGAAACTTCTCAAGATTTAATGGGTGATAGTTTTATCAGTAAGATCAAGTCTTATAATGAACTATTCCCCAAGCTTAAGCTCCAAAGTGGCAAGTATGCTAGAGTAAATGCTAAAACTTTAGAAGGAAACTTTAGATGGTTTTTTAAAGAATATGATTATGATTGGGATACAATACTAAAAGCAACTCAAAGATATGTAAGCGAGTACAGTCTAAACAATTATGCTTACATGCGCACAGCACAATACTTTATTAGAAAACAAAACATTGACAAGTCTTTTGATTCAGACCTTGCTACTTATTGTGAGATAGTGATGTCAGACTTAGATGACTTTAATTACTTCAAAGAAAATGTAATTTAATGAGTAAATATAAAAACTTAATATTACTAGTTACTGCAATTATTGGAACTGTAATAGGATATAATCTGGGAAAACTATTCCTAGATATCACTTTAGTTGATTATATACTAATTGAACTAATTATCTCTTTATTTCATTACTTATACAATAGTGTTAAAAGAGATCTTATAAAACAAGAAATATAGATGGAAAGATTTAATGGAGCAAAACCGTTAATTCCTGTAAGTGAGAGAGATGCTCTTAGAAAAGCAATCATTAAAATTAAAGCTAGAAAGACAGGGCAGTTAAAATTTCTTAAGACAGCTTGGCCTAAATTTAATGATGCTTTTTGTGATGGCTTGGAATGGCGTACAATTACTGTTGTTGGAGCAAGACCTGGTACAGGTAAGACATTGTTTATGGAACAACTTGTTTCTGATATAATTGACATTAACACAGACCAGGAATTTAGAGTATTAAAATTTCAAATGGAAATGCTTGATGAAACAAGTGGTGTAAGAAAGTTATCTCAGCATACAGGTAAAGACTATAATACTCTTATGAGTAAAGAAGAATCTTTAGAGGATCAGATTTATTGGAAGTGTGTTGAGTTGTATGAAAAAACAGCTGATAAGGATTTTGTAAATGTTATTTATGATCCTTGTACAATAGATACAATGTGTGCAACCATACATTATGAATTGGAAAAATATAAAAGAGTAGTTGGAAAAGATGATGATGGAAACCCTATTTATCAATACACTAATACTTTGGTTACCATAGATCACTCTGCTTTATTTAAACAAGCCAAGAATGAGCGTGATAAGTTTCAGACTTTGAATGCATTGGGTGAAGCTTTGACTTATATGAAAAAGCATTATCCTATAGCATTTATTGTTCTTAGTCAGCTAAATAGAAATATAGATGACCCTAAAAGAACAATGGATGGTGAATATGGTAACTATGTCTTAGATTCTGATATCTATGGTTCTGATGCTTTACTTCAGCATGCTGATGTTGTAGTTGGTATTAACAAACCTTCTTTAAGAAAGATACGACAGTATGGTCCGGAAAGATTTATTATTGATGATCCAGACTTATTACCATTTCACTTCCTTAAGTCTAGAAATGGTACTACAAGGTTAAGCTTTTTCAGATTTGATAGAAACACTATCAGAATTGAACAAGCTCCAACTCCAGGTTCAGGAATTAAATTAACATAATAATGATTGACAGAAAAAGAAAAGAGGCTGAGTTTTTTGCTGAGCACAAAGAAACTTTTAAAAAGTTAAAGTTGCATGATCCTTTCTTTACAATTAAAACAGCTTTCTATAAGAAAGGTAAAGAAGGAAGACAAGTACAATTTTTTGAGTGGGAGCTTGAAAAAGGTGCTGACATTTACGTAGAATTTTATGATTATGAAGAAACATCTCATGGTAAAGATATGGTGCCTATGTATGAAAGCAGAAATCTGTTTAAGTATACACACAATCCATTCTTTAAAGAAGAATATGACATTAAATCTAATGTGAATAAAAAAGGTGAAGAATACATTACTTATATGATTCCTGTATCTGAATTGTCTGTTGTTCTGAAAGATGGTAATATGATTACATATCCTGATTTTGAAGCTGGTAATTATATAGAACCACAAGAACAATCTAAGATTAGCATTTTCCCGGATTTTGAGCAAGAGTTAGGACTAAACAGTTCTTCTGAAGATGCTCCTTTTAGTGAAATGACTATTAAAGATTTTTGTGCAGTGATGTTAAGAAAACCAGTGAGTAATAAAGAATGGTTAAATAATTTAATTAAAAACGCAAAGTATGGAAATAGTACTTCCTAAAAAGAAGGTATCTGCTACCAGAACTAATCCTAAAAGAATGATTATTTATTCTAAACCTAAGACAGGTAAAACAACTGCCTTTGCTGGTTTAGATGATAACCTGATTATTGATTTAGAAAATGGTTCTGATTATGTAGAAGCTTTGAAAGTAAAAGCTAATAGTTTAGAAGAGCTGATTGCTATTGGTAAACAGATTAAAGAACAAGGTAAACCTTACAAGTATGTTACTCTAGATACAGTAACAGCATTAGAAGATATGGTAAAACCTTTAGCTGCAAAATTGTACCGGGAAACACCAATGGGTAAGAATTTTTCTGGTGATGATGTAATTAAATTACCAAATGGTGCTGGATATTTGTATATTCGGCAAGCATTTTTTCAAGTACTTGACTTTGTTGATACTCTTGCTGATACTGTGATACTATCAGGTCACATTAAAGATAAGCAGGTAGATGATAAAGGAGAGCTTGTTATGTCAGCTAATATAGATTTGACAGGTAAGATTAAATCTTTAATCTGTGCTAACGCAGATGCAATAGGTTATATGTTCAGAAAAGGTGATAAAGTAATTCTTAGTTTTAAAACTAATGATGAAGTTACTTGTGGTGCAAGACCTGAACATTTAAGAAACCAAGAAATAGTTATTTCTGAATCAGTTGATGGTAAGATTATCACTCACTGGGATAGAGTATATGTTAAATAATAAAATAAAATAAAATGGGATTAAGTACAAAAGGATTAGTAGAATCAGCAGGGAGTGGAATGCCTAAAACAATTTCTCCTGGTAATCATACATTGAAAATTAATAGAGTTTATCTAGAACCTTTTAAGTTTATTGATGATGCTTACCACTTATATCTAGATGTGGAGACAAAACCTATTGATGGGTTTGAAGGTTTTATGCTTGACAAAGATGATCCAACTAAAGGTAACCACAAAGGTCAGGTTGGTAGAGTTAAAGCTAGTCAATATGCATTTGCTGATGGTGAAACTAAATCAGGTATTAAAATTCAAAGAGATAGATCAATGTTGATCTTCTTGCAAAATTTGTGTAAAGCACTAGATATTAATGAATGGTTTACATCTCAAGATGGTAAACATGATACTATTGAAGAGTTTGTTAAAGGCTTTAATAATGATCAGCCATTTAAAGATATTTATCTTGACATGTGTATTGCAGGTAAAGAGTATATGAGTAAGTCTGGCTACACAAATTATGATATGTGGTTGCCTAAATCTAGTAAAAATGGTTATGCATTTTCTGCAGAAGAAAGCGGTAAGACTGTAATCTTCAATGAGAATGACCACCTTAAAAAGCTAGAAGTTAAACAAGTAGATTCTTTTGGGAGTGATTTAGATATTGATTCTAAGTCATCTTCTGACTTTTCCTTAGATTAATTAGTTAATAGTTAATAGAGGGGAGGTCAGATTTGGTCTCCCCTCTTTCTATTAAAACTTAATTATGATTTCTACTAAAAACTTAATAGGTCATATTAATGACGTACCAAGAGAATGGGTATTTGAATATTATCTTAATCTAAGAGAAAAGCTTTGCGGGCAAGATGTAAAAATCTTATCAGTATTTAACTCAAAAGATTCTGTGCCTTCAATGTTTATTTACTTTGATACAAGTTCTAATGAGTACAAGTTTAAAGATTTCTCTTCAGGATATCAGGGAGATCACATACAGCTTGTGTTGCATTTATTCAATCTTCCTGTAAGATGGAAAGCAACTTATAAGATTATTAATGACTATTCTGAATATTTAAAAACACATAAAAGATTTGACAAAGTTGAAATAAAATTTCACAGTAAATATCAAGTATCTGATTATCAAATAAGATCCTGGAATAATCTTGATGCCAAGTACTGGACCAATTTTGGTATATCATCTAACACTCTTAAAAAATATAATGTACATCCATTAGAATTCTTTACCATGAGTAAAGAAGAAGATGGTAAAGCATATACTATTACTTCTAATAAGCATTATACATATGGTTATTTTAGAGAAGATGGAGAGTTGTTTAAGATATATATGCCTAAGAATAAAGATAAAAAGTTTATCAAGGTTCAGAATTATATTCAAGGTATGGATCAACTTACATATGATTCAGATTATCTGATTATACTATCTAGTCTAAAAGATTTAATGAGCTTTGAAGAGCTTGGTATATCTAATATAGAGAAGATTGCACCGGATAGTGAAAACAGTGTAATTCAAGAAAGTATAATTAATGATCTTAAAGAAAAATACAAAAAGATTGTTGTTATGTTTGACAATGATGAGCCTGGTATAAAGTCTATGCAGGTGTATAATAACAAATATGATTTAAATTTTATTAATTTAAACTTATCTAAAGATCTTTCTGATTCTGTATTAGAATTTGGAATAGACAAAGTAAAGAATGAATTATTTCCTTTATTAAAACATGCTGTAAAATGAGTTGGATATATAACAATGTAGAATTTGAACCAAGTATGATACCTGATAAGGCTGTAGGCTTTGTCTATGAGATGTCTGCTATTATAAATGGCAAACCTGTTAAGTACATTGGTAAAAAAGCTTTTTACTCTAGAAGAAAAAAGAAGTTTTCTAAAAAGAATATGCCTACTGATCGTAGAAAAAAGAACTATGAAATAGTGGTTAAGCTTAATTATGAAAACTATTATAGCAGTAATAAAGATTTAAAAGAAGCGCACAAAAAAGGAATTCCTATAAAGCGCATTATTCTACAAATATGTTATTCCAAAACAGAATTGACATATCAAGAAACTAAATTGCAATTTGTAAATGAGGTTCTTGAAAAGGAAGAATATTTAAACGGAAATATTTTAGGTAGGTTTTACAAACAAATTAAAAATGAATAATAAAGAGTACGAAGAGTTTACTGCAAAATTAATTGCAGACGGAATCCATTATATTATTGGAGAATTCTCTGGGTCAGGAGACAGTGGATATATAGAAGATTATACTTTTTTAGATAAGAATGAAGAGTTAATACATATTAATTTTGAAGTAGTACATGATACAAATAAGTTTGAGTCATTTATTACTAATTACATTTCAGATTATGATTGGTGGAATAATGAAGGTGGTTACGGAACTTTTAAAATTGATTTAAAAGAAAATAAGATAAATACTGATTATTTTATAGCTGAAGTAAAATATGAAGAGTTTAATGAATCTAAAAATATAATTTAATGTCACATCCTATTCAACATGCTAAATCTTCTGCTAAAAAGTTTGGTGGTGTGTGGCAAGATTATATTCATATTCACGAATGGTTTGATGAAACTAAAGCTTGGTATGGACATGCTAAGCACAGAATGTTCAGACACCATAGTGAAGGTATATTTGAATGTGAGAAAAGATTTGGTAAAACAATGATTAATTCTGAAAACAAGACTGTATATACAAGATATGTTGGTGAACAACATGTTAGGGAGGACTGTAATAATTATATACCTTCTGCTAAAGAATGGGTAGATAATCTTACTGAGCCTAAAGAATGGATGCTTAGAACATTAAAATTAGATGATTAATGACATTTGATGAAGTTAAAAGATTAGCAGATTTGCTATCTAATAGTGAAGAAGATTTTACAATTGGATTAGAAAGCTTTAGACATTATCATAAAAGTGGTGAGCTAAACAGTGATGTTGTAGCTTATATTGCATATCAACGTTATTGGAACGGAAAAAGAAGTAACGGTATTTCTGCAGAATTTGATAATTTTCTAATAGAGTATGACATAGCTCCTGATAAAGGAATATTTAAAACTCCTCTTTTAAATAAATTAATCAAATCTAAAGATGATAATTTAAGAGAGTTTGCAGAAAAAGAAATACTTCAAGCACTGTATTTTATGTGCAATTATTATGATTTAAGTAAATATGAAATTAAATTAGTTAGAAATGAAATCTGATTTCACAAAAGAAGAATGGGAGAACTTGTATGCTATGGTTACTTCTAAAGATGAAGAAAACAAATTCTTAGCATTAGAGATGCTCAAAGATACAAAAAATGAGGCAGACCTTGTATTGTATGATTTTCTTAAAGATGTAGGTAATGGTGATACCAGAATAATGGGAAAACTATCTAATCTTGATGATATAGAACTATGTGAGTTTATACTAGACAAGTTTTTAATGATAAAAATGAAATGGTATTTTTCATTTAGTTCTTTTAAGGCAGAATCTATTACAGTAAAACTAAAAAAGAAATGAGTAAAGAAATTAGTTTAAGTAAGATCAGTAAAGATCTTATTTTGAAAGAACCTTTTTACGGGTTCTTTCTTATTATGTTGAATAAAGTTTGGAGAAAAGATGTTCCTACAGCAGGTGTGTCTAAGAATGGTATTAATTACCAACTTGCAATCAATGAAGAGTTTTGGAATTCTTTAAGTGATGCCCATAAAACAGGTTTGCTTAAGCACGAACTATTACATATAGCATATTTTCATTTAACTAAAGTGTTTGAATTTTCTGATAGAAAACTTGCTAATATAGCAATGGATATGGAAATCAATCAATATATTGATGATAGCTTACTTCCTGAAGGTGGTATAGATATAAAAAATTATCCTGAGCTAAATCTAGATGAAAGAGCAGGTACCAGATATTATTATGAAGAGCTTCAAAAAGCTAGAGATAAAAAGAATAAGAATGGTACTTCAGGCTGTCCTAATTGGGATAATATGTGTGATGCTTTAGATAATGGAAATCCTTCTGCTATTTGTCAAACAGGATCAGGTCAAGAAGAAACTCAGATTCCAGGACATGGGACTTGGGAAGAGTTTGAAAATCTTCCTGAAGCTGAAAAGAAGATTATGGAAAAGCAGTTAGCTAAAGTTCTTAATGAAGTTTCTAAACAAACTGAAAAATCTAGAGGTACTATACCAGGATCAATCAAAGATTGGTTACTAGAAATGGATAAGTTAGAACCAGCTAAGTTTAATTGGAAAGCTTATCTAAGAAGATTTACCGGAACTTCTACAAAGATTTTTACTAAGAAACTTAGAAGAAAGGAAAACAGAAGATTTGCTGATAATCCAGGTCTTAAGATTAAAAAGAAACAAAGGCTTCTTCTTGCTATAGATACTTCAGGTTCTGTATGTGATGAAGAACTTAAAGAGTTTATGAATGAGATTCATCATATCTATAAAATGGGTATTGAGGTCACTGTTATTCAGTGTGACACAACCATTAGATCTATTGATGAATATAAAGGGGATTTGCAAATTAATATTGCAGGTAGAGGCGGAACCATGTTTGATCCTGTCTTAGAATATTTTAATGAAAACTATAAAAAGTTTACAAGCTTAATTTATTTTACAGATGGTGAGGCTCCTGCAAATGTAAAACCTAGAAACAGAATGTTATGGGTTTTGTCAGAGCGGTCATATATGAATGATGCTTTACCAGGTCATGTAATAAGATTAGAATTATGATTTGTTGTATATGTAGCAAAGAATTTGATGAATTTGAAAAAGTAGAACTTGCTGGCCAAGAATGGGTAGCTTATAGTGGACATAATCCTTCTCCTGTTAAAGAAGAAGGAAGATGTTGTTCTGATTGCAATTATAAGGTAGTTATACCTGAAAGAATAAAAAGAATTTATAACCAACAAAAAAAGTAACATGAGTCAAGTAGAATTAAACATTGATGAATTAAAGGATTTTATGAAGCATATGGTTAGCAATAACCAACATATTCAAAAAGAAGGTAAGATACCTGTTTCTGTAAATGTAGAGGGTGAAGCCGGTCTTGGTAAAACTTCATCTATTATCCAACTTGCCCAAGAATTAAACTTTGATGTAGAGAAAATAAATCTATCACAGATAGAAGAGCTAGGTGACCTTGTAGGTTTTCCTGTAAAAGAATATCAGATACAAAATAAAGAGGGGCAAACTAAATGGATTGCAGAACCTCAACTTGCTGCAGCTACTAAAGCTGGATTTAAAGTAGTTGATAAAAGAATGACACATGCTGTTCCTGAATGGATTCAAGGTAAAACTGAAGGTGGCTTCTTAATTCTTGATGACTACACTCGTGCAGACCCAAGATTTATGCAAGCTACTATGGAATTAATAGATAGACAAGAATATATTTCTTGGAAACTACCTAAGAACTGGCATATTATTCTTACAACTAATCCAGATAATGGTGACTATAATGTAACATCACTTGACATAGCTCAGAAAACAAGATTTATTTCTGTTGATATTAAGTTTGATGCTAAAGTATGGTCACGTTGGGCAGAAAAAGCAAACATTGACGGTAGATGTATTAACTTTCTATTGATGAATCCAGAGGTAATTAGTAAAGATGTTAATCCTAGATCTATTACTACTTTCTTTAATGCAATTAGTTCTATTCCTAAGTTTGAAGATCAGCTAGGCTTAATTCAAATGATAGGTGAAGGATCAATTGGCTCTGATGCAGCATCAATGTTTACTTTATTTATTAATAATCAATTAGATAAAATTATTTCTCCTGAAGATATTATGACTAAAGATGAGACTTATGTACTAGGTGCTCTTAATAGTTGTGTAGGAAAAGGAGATGACTTTAGAGCTGATATCAGTAGTATACTAGCTACTCGTGTTATTAATTATTCTTTAACTCTTGCTGAAAAAGGCAGTGTAGGTAAAGATATTACTGACCGATTAATTAAGTTACTTACTGATTGTGATTCTTTCACAACAGATCTTAAGTATTATATGATTAAAGAGATTGTTAACGGTAACAAAGTTAAGTTTGCTAAGCTCATGACTCATCCTGATGTGGTGAAGATGGCTGTAAAGTAAATCAACATAAAACAGTTACCCTTTTATAAAAACAATAATATAAGTTTAACCAGTGATAAGGGGAGGATAAAACTCCCCTTATTTCATATAATAAAATCTTATGAGTAAGATATTTTATATAAATCTTTCATTTAATTACAAAGATAAAGAACTTGAACTTGAGGTACGTTCTGATCATTTAGCATATATTGAAAATACAAAAGAGCTGAAAGAATTACAGAAGAAATTTAATGAACCAATAACTGATTATAGTTTAGAACTTAAAGATAATTTGTATTTCTTACCAGGAACAAGTGTTCCTAGATCTAAACTAAAAGAAACTCACTCTAATCTAAATATTAAATCTACTAGAGATATTACAACAGCTACTAAAATAATCAGTGGTCGGAACTCTATGGATGCTATGTTTGAGCATACTTATGGTAGATTTATAAAAGTAAGTTTCTTTCAAAAGCTGATTACTATAATTCAAGAGTTGGATTATGATATATATAATCTTACAGAAGTAAATGATTTACTAGAAGACTATGAAAATGAATACATACAAGTTAATTATTTTAACTTTTTAAACCAAAATGCTTTTGAAAAAGATTTCATTAAAAAATATCCTCAAGAGCTTTTTGACAAAATTAGAGATATAGCCACAAGTAAAAGTTCAAAGTGGTACTATAAATTAAAGACAAATAAATTCTCTGAAGAAGACCTTGAAGACTTCTTGAAAGCTGACGTATATAGTGATAAAACTATTTTAGCAGGTATAAATGGTGATGACTCTGTAGAGATTGATGAAGAAGTCTTTGATAATCTTAAAAAGATGCTTAATAGTTCAGATGAAGACAACCATACTGTAGCTGCAGAAATTATGGCTAATTGTAATTACGAAGATTCTGCCGGGTACTTACTTTGCTTATTACGTGATTATGATTATGCTTTAAGTGGCTGTAAAGGTTCAAAACATGTAAATTACAGAAGCTTTCTTTCTTATTTTGATCATAACCACAGAAATGGTTTAAATACACTAAATCTTTATAATAAATTAGAAGCTACAGGTAACTTTAATCTAAAGCACGTTAAAATCATTTTTGAAGCTTACATTTATGAATTAACTCGTCCATCTAATAGATATGCTCTAGTAAGTGAAATAAGACTTTCAAAAGATGCAGCTGATAAAATTGGTTATGATTTAATTTATGATACAGAATCAGAAACAACAAAAGTAATAGCACATGAACAACAACCCGCCTGAGTTAGAAGAATTCTATAACAAAGAATTTTTCTTTAGTTATAGCAGTATAAACAAGCTTATGTTTTCTCCTAATGCTTTTTACAAGCATTATGTTTTAAATCAACGAGAAGATAGTGTTGATGCTCACCTGATTGCAGGTAGAGCATTGCACTGCTTCTTGCTAGAAGAAGATAAGTTTGATGACCAGTTTATAATGTTGCCTGGAAAGTTTCCAAGTGATAGCATTAGAACTGTAGTAGATAATATTTTTAACAAACATTTCTTGCAACAAGAAAATAATTCATTAACTTTAGATGATTTCAATTCAGAAATACTCAACGAGCTCTTACAAATAAACTTATACCAAAAACTTAAAACAGATACTCAAAGATTAGGTAAAGTAAAAACAGATGATGCTTTAGAATACTTTGAATTCTTAAAGAAGAAAAAAGATAAATCTGTAATTGATCTAGATACTTACAATAGAGCTAAAGAATCTGCAGAAGTTATTAAAAGCAATGAAACCATTTCATCCTTAATGAATTTAAAAGGTGACGCGGCTGATGGAATCAAAACTTTTAATGAGCTTAAACTGCAAACCAAACTATCAGACCAACCATTTGGATTAAAAGGTATACTTGATAATGTGTTAGTAGATGAAGAATCTAAAACAGTATTTATCAATGACTTAAAAACAACTAGTAAACCAATTCAAAAGTTTCCTGAATCAATAGACTATTATAACTATTGGATACAGGCAGCTGTTTACTTTATTTTAACTGTAAACAGTCTACTGAAGGATGAAGTAGATCTAGATGATTGGAATATACATTTTACTTTTGTTGTGATAGATAACTATAATAATGTATATCCGTTTCAAGTAAGTGATGATACTTTTTCTAACTGGCTATTAGCTTTTGAGAAAGAAGTATTAAAGATTGTAAACTATCACTACACTAAAAAAGATTTTACTCTTCCTTATGAACTTGCATTAGGTAACGTAAAATTGTAACATATGGCATTAACTTCCATTTACAGAAAGTATTTTCAAAAGTCCAGGGTGTTTGTTTATCCGCTCCTTGGAATAAAAAGAGGCTCACCCGTTATACCTGAAGAGACATATTTGTCTTGGAATGGTATGCATGAAGCCGAGGATAAAAAGCTAATTTGTCTATACCCTAAGAGAACAGATGATTCTTTCAAACTGTTTAACAGAAACATTATTCTTAATCACAAGAGATTGCATAATGTTTATGACTTAGGAGAAGACAAAATAGTATATGTATTTGATTTCTCTGATTTAAATGATGATTGGAACAATATAGTAAATGGAAAGTATAGTAAAGTAAACCCTTCAATTAAAAACAAAATTTTAAACTTTTATGATAAGAATACAGGTAATTACTTATATGTAAAGAGTTATTTGTATCCTGATAAATATTTTAGTGAATATGCTGAAATGTTGGGAGTAACAGAATCTTGTTTGAAAAAGGTTGGTGAACTTTGCTCACTACCTGATTATGAAAAAGAATGTTTAATGTTAGAGTACGCTAACTTAGAAGAAATTAATTAATTTTGTATATTAGCAAAACTCACAAAACCAACAATTTATGACATCAGAAAACTCAATGCTCCTTGTAAAATCTACATGGAATGAAAATAAGACATTTAAAATGCTACCTATTACAGCAGAATGTCCATATGTAGAATGTCTTTTTGACCCAGAAAGCAAGGTCTTTGTAGTAATATCTAAAATTAAGAAAGTAAGTTTTCACATGCTTCCTAAATTAGATGACAACGGGGACCCTCAGCCTGTTAAAAAAGCTACTCCTAGTAATAGATCTGTAAAAGAGGAGCGCAGAACAATTGAAACATTTCAAGAATATTATATAGAAGAAAAGGATTCTATAGAAAGCATAGTTAAACATTTTGGTTTAAATGCTGATGAATTTGATTACAACGCTTTCCTTTCCTCAATCTGACAAAGAGTGATAGAGAAGAGGGAGTGTTTATGAATGCTCCCTCTTTTTCTTTAATTAAACATTTTACTATGCGTACACACTGGGTAATGGACTACGAAACATTGTCAAATTGTTTTGTGGCAGTATTTGAAGATATAAAATCTGAAGAGAGAAAGATATTTGTTCTACATGATTTAAGAAATGATATTGATCCTTTTCTAGATTTTTTAGAAAAAAACATTACTCAAAAAGAATGGCATGTAAGTTTTAATGGTTTGAGCTTTGATGGTCAAATAACAGAATATATTATCCGGAATGGAGAATTGTTATTAGATATGTCAGGTTCAGAAGCTGCAGCTTGGCTATATGAGAAAGCACAGTATATTATTGAAACTCAAAACAGAGGTGATTTCTTGGAGTTTTCTCCTAAAGACCTTACTGTAGAGCAGATAGATATATTTAAACTTAATCATTGGGATAACCCTGCAAAAAGATCCAGCTTAAAATGGATACAGTATACAACTGATTGGCATAATATACAAGACATGCCTATTCATCATGCTACAAAGATTGAATCTTTGGATAAGATTGATGAGATAATCAGTTATTGTATTAATGATGTTAGCTCTACTAAAAGTATAATGTACTTAAGTAAGAGTCAGATTGAATTGAGAGCTAAGCTTACTGATGAGTATAAGATTAATCTTTACAGTGCATCAGAACCTAAAATCTCTAAAGAGTTATTCTTACACTTTTTGAGTAAAAAGACAGGAATTAAAAAATATGATTTAAAAGCTTTAAGAACATATAGGCAAGAGATAGTAGTAAAAGATATTATCCTGCCTTACTTAGAATTTAAAACAGCACCTTTTCAGAATCTTCTAGATAAGTTTAAAGAAGTGGTTATTAACCCTAATGAAACTAAAGGAGGATTTAAATATTCTATAAGATATAAAGGTGTTAAGACAGACTTTGGGCTTGGTGGTATCCACGGAGCAAGGAATGAAGCATATAGCATATATGAGTCTACTGAAGATACAGTAATTATGACTTCTGATGTTACAAGTTTTTATCCCAACCTGGCTATTAGAAATAAATGGTCTCCTGCTCATTTGCCTAAAGAAGACTTCTGTCAGCTGTATGAATGGTTTTTTGAAGAAAGAAAAAAGATACCTAAAAGTAATCCAAAAAACTATGTATATAAGATTGTCCTGAATAGTACATACGGTTTGAGTAATGATCAAAACAGTTTTCTGTATGATCCTCAGCTTACTATGCGTATTACTATTAATGGTCAGTTAAGCTTGGCATTGCTTTATGAAATGATATGTGAGGCAATACCAGAAGCAGTTCCTCTAATGCAAAACACTGATGGTCTTGAGACTATTATTCCTAAGTCTAAAGTAGATTTGTATTATGAGATTTGTAAACAATGGCAAGACTTAACTAGTCTTGAACTAGAACATGATAAGTACCAAAAATTGGTACTTGGTGATGTAAACAACTATATTGCTTTAAATGAATATAAGGAAGTACCTAAAGATGACTTTGATAAAATCAAGTCTGAGAATCCACATTATTTATTTAAAGAGGAGAACGGTAAATATTATTATGCCGCTGCTAAGTGTAAAGGTAGATTTGAGTTTAACAACTTAGCTCTCCATAAAAACAAAAGCTTCTTAATAATTCCAAAAGCTATTTATTATTATTTCATTCACGGCATTGAGCCTGAAGATTACCTGGCTAGTCAGAAAAATATTTTTGATTATTGTGCAGGTAAAAAGATAAAGGGTAATTGGAAGTTTGTTATTGAAGATATAGTAAATGGAGAACATACACTTACAGATGTGCAGAATACTATTAGATATTATATGTCTAAGAAAGGTTATAAAATTATCAAGAAGAATTATGTAGATGGTAGAGAGACAAAAACTGAAGCTGATAAAGCTTTACAAAAGCTCTTTATAAACTATGAGGATAAACCTTTTGAAGAATATAATATTGATACCAATTATTATCTGAAAAAAATTAGATCTGAAATTAATAATCTGAGTCCAATAGTAAGACAAATAACCTTAAATTTTTAGAAATGCCTAGAAAAATCAAAGAAACAACGAAAGATTATTTAGTTAATGTTCCACTTCCACAACATGGTGGTAAGTATACTGTAATATCCCATAAGTCTATTATGGATTATGCCCTTGCTGAAATTCAAAAGCAAGGTTTTGCTGTTGTAGATGAGCACTATAGAGCTACACATGATGGTCAGATTGCTCAAGGTGTATATAAACTTAATTATGGAAAGGATCCAGAATTATCTCTAATGTTTGCTTGGTCAAACAGTTACAATAAACAAGTTAGATTTAGATGTGTTGTTGGTGGTTACATCAATGAGAATTCTACAGTTATGATTACAGGAGACATGGGTAACTATTCTCGCAAACATATTGGTAGTGCAGATAAAGAAACTACAGAAAATATGGAGAATCAGCTTAAACAAGCCTCTAAGTATTATGATATGCTATTTGATGCTAAAGAAAGTATGAAGAAGATTACTTTGAGCTCTAGAAAGAAAGCAGAGCTTTTGGGTATTCTCTTTGCTGAATATAATATCTTGACTACAGAACAGGCAAGTATTATCAGACAGCAAATGGAGAAACCAACATTCTTCTATGCCGGAGGCGCAGATAGTCTGTGGACATTCTACAATCATGCTACTCTTGCATTGCAGCAATCACATCCTAGAACTTGGTTAGAAGATCAAAGACTTCTTCACTGGTTTATTGAGTCTGAGTTTAAACTTACTCAAGCTACTCCTCAAGTTGTTCAAGCTACTGTAGTTCCTAATGTTACTCCTATGAGTGCAGAGAATAATTATGGTGAGCCTGAAAATCAGCTTAATCTAATCAATGAGATAGAAAATAATCCTGTTGATACTCTTGTACCAACTGCAGAAGAAGCAGAAATTATAGAAAAAGAGATGCTGACTCATGATGAAATTGTAGACAACTTATACTCTGATTCAGAAGAAGTAGCTCCTGTATATGATGAAGATCAAATTAAAGAAAGAATAGCTGAAGATGAAGCAGCTATTGCAGAAGTTTGTGATTCAGAATCAACAGGAGATGAAGACCACATTGATGGTGTAGATGAACTTCCTGAAGAGTCTAATGAAGAATTAACAGTTGAAGATAATGTATCTGACATACCTGTTATTCAAG